AAAGGCGCTCAGGATACATGGGAAAAGATTCTGGATGGAACCCTGAAGGGCTTTTCTGTTGGTGGTGTGGTTAAGAACGCATCGGAAGATTTTGATAAATCATCCAATCGAACTATTCGACGCATTAAGAAATATGATTTAAACGAATTAAGTCTTGTTGATAATATGGGCAATCCTGCTGCTACCGTTACTATGGTAAAGATGGCTCAAGATGGTTCATTAACCTATGATTTAGTAAAGTATAAGGTTTTTTATTGCGATCGTCATGGCATTGCTAGAATTAATAACGATCAATGTGAACATGGCGATCATATGCGTGAGATTGGCTCGGTAGATGAGCTGGATATCGATGTTATTTCTAAGATGATTCAGACCGAAGTGGTGAAAGCTGCTGAGGGCTTCACTCCGCCGCAAGGTGCCCGCACGGAGGCCCGTAAGGGCCTTGAGTGGCGTCGTGAGTTCAATAGGGGTGGTACCGCTATTGGCGTAGCCAGAGCGCGTGATATCTCTAATGGAAAAGAATTATCAATCAGCACTATCAATAGAATGGTAAGCTACTTCGCTAGACATGAAGTTGATAAAAAAGGCCAAGGATGGTCACCCGGCGAAGATGGCTTCCCATCAGCGGGAAGAATTGCATGGGCTTTATGGGGTGGAGACGCCGGTAAAACATGGGCTAATGCCATTGCTGATAGAATGAATAAGGTTGATATTATCGATGATATTGATGCCTTATACAAGGAGGAATCAGTGAATTCCGAAAATCAAGGCGAATTTCTTGCTGAAGGCATGTTTGCAGACTTTGTTGAAAAGGCTGTAGCATACGGACACAAGACGCCACCCAAGGGATTCCCAGAAAGTCGGAGTGATTACGCCGATCCAGAGAATTACAAATATCCACTTGATACGGCTGAGCGAGTTATGGCCGCTTTCCGTTACTACAATCAAGCGGGTCAGCGTGAAGCTGGTGGCTACACTACGGAACAATGGGCTTCTATTGGTAGAAGAATTATTACTGCATTAAATCGTTTAAGTGAAACAGATTACACGATGGAAAGTGGTAAAATTGTAAGGAAAGATATAGGAGGCAACATGGATTTGCAAAAAAATATTGTAGATGATACAGTAGACGGTGTGCAGACTCTTTCCGAAACTACAAAAATCGGCTTAATTTCCAAGTTTATTACTTGGATTAATGGTGACAACAACGATATCACCAAGTCGATCGAAGTTGAGGAAGCTGTCAAAGCCAACAATGTTTCATCTGCTATGCAACCTGCGCCGAGTGTTAATATCTACATTAACAAGAATGGCGATGTAGACAAGTCTGTGGAGTCTACTTCTGACGACGTAGCTGAAATTACAAAGGCTATGGAATGTCCCGATTGTGGCGCTTCCGTTCCTGAGGGTGAGGACTCTTGCTCTGAGTGCGGTTGTGACATGAGTGGGGCAGTAGAAGAAGGCAACATGAAGAAGTCTGATACAACAGATGAAACACTCACCGAAGGTGAAGACAATGGAGGTAATGAAGTGGACGTTGAGAAGCTGATGGAGGGGTTTGGTGCCCTTCTTGACGAGAGAATCAACAAGATTAAGGAAGAAGTACTTGAGTCAGTGGATGAGAAGCTGGCTGAAGTATCCAAGTCCATTGACGAGAAGGTGGAGACAGTTTCCGAGCGTGTAGAAACGGTTGAGAACGCTGGCGCTATCAAGAAGTCAGTAGATGAGGAAGTTGTGGGCGATGAGGAGATCATCGAGAAGAAGGCCGAGTCATTCTGGGGTGGCATCTTCGTACCCGCGGAAATCGCAGAAGTATTGGGCTATCAGTCCTAATTAGGAGGAAATAATATGGGTTCAAGAGAACTTTTAGAAAAGGTTGTTTCTACTACGCAGATTGGTGCCGGTGGCGGGGGGCTTCTTAACCCCCAGCAGTCAAACCGATTCCTTGACTACTTAGTAGAGCAGTCAGTACTCCTTAACGATGTGCGCGTTGTGCGAATGAACCAGCCAACAGTGGAGATCGATAAGGTAAACGTGGGCACACGTATTATGCGTAAGGCTACTGAGGCCGTTGATGACGGGACAAATGTGGACCCCACATTCTCCAAGATTTCAATGACCACAGTAAAGCTTCGTCTTGACTGGGAACTCTCAACAGAGGGCCTTGAGGACAACATTGAGGGGACAAGTCTTGAAGACCATGTTGCTTCGCTTATGGCTCGCCAGACAGCGAACGACCTTGAGGACCTTGCCCTTCACGGTGACACCACATCATCGGACGCGCTTCTGAAGTCGCTTAACGGCTACATCAAGCGTGCCCGTTCGGACGCGACGGTAGTTGATGCCGCTGGTGCGAACCTTACACGTTCACTCTTTGACCGTGCGCTTCGCAACCTGCCCAACAAGTACCTCCAGCGTCGTAGCCAGCTTTCATGGTACACATCGTCAAGTCTGATTCAGGACTACATTTGGTCACTTGCCAACGGTAGCGACACAGGCCTTGGTGGTACAGGCGCTACCTCACCCGGTAGCACGCTTGGTGACCTTATTGTGAATGCTGGTACTGGTGCTGGCTCAGGTGGTGGAAGTGCTGTTGTTCAGGGTATCCGTCCTTTCGGTATCACCCTGAAGGAAGTGCCTCTCATGACTGAGACAGAGACTGGTACATACTCAGGTGCCGCTGGCAACCACGGTATTGTGGAGCTTACGTTCCCCGACAACCGTATCTGGGGTATCCAGCGTGACATCGTGGTTTACCGCGAGTTCAAGCCCAAGAAGGACACGATCGAGTACACGCAGTTCATCCGAGTTGCGAACCAGATCGAGAATGCTGAGGCTTACGTTCACGTGCGTAACGTTAAGGTGCGTAGCCTCTAATATAATAATATTATTGGTTAGTAGAGGGGGCCTTCGCATAGCGGAGGCCCTTTCTGCTATACTTATGCTATATGGAGAAAGTTCTATTATTTATGCAATCGGGCGCTGGTTATATTACAGCGAATGGTGTATACTTTTCTAGAGAGCATCCATATCAATTGGTAGATGCTCAAGAAGCATCAATCTTGCTGGAAATGGAGAGATTCAGAACAGCAGGGGCGGAAGAACTTCAATCATATTACAATTACAAAGTTGCTACTTAATATAGGTTGTGACAAACTAGATTAAGGGTAACTCCCTATTTAGGAGGAAAGAATGTCTCTTTTTGGACTTAAGAAGTCACAGAAGGACCCACACTCACTTGCTGCCACTGGTACTCTTGGTATCCAGATTATTCGCGCGAATGAGGGTCCTACAAACATCAATGAATTAATTGATGAATATGCTATGCCCCACGCTCGTCTGGACGACGAGATTCGTCAGTACCGCACAATGAACTGGCAGAATATTATGCGTGGGTGGAAGGCCGTTAAGGTTGCTCATGATCACAAGATTCCTACATTTTACGGAATGCTCTGGGGTAAGATTGAAAGAGCTAATGGTTCAGACCTTGACTTAGGCATTATCTCAATGCGTGTTGTTACTAATGCTGGCGTATACGCCATTGTTGACGCTTTCCAGAACTCATTTGAGCTTGAGAACTTTAAGTACCACGCTCTTGGTACTGGCGACAATGCTGAGAGCGCCGCAGATACGGCTCTGGAGACAGAGTTAACAACTGAGTACGCAACTAACAACACTCGTCCTACTGGTACGGTTGGCGAGGGTGCTACTGCGAATATTTTCCGCACTGTTGCTACTAATACAGTTGATGGTTCGTGCGCTATTGGTGAGCATGGTATTTTCGATCAAGCTTCTAACGCTGGCGGGACTCTTCTTGACCGCTCAGTATTCTCTGTTGTGAATCTTTCAAGTGGTGACTCACTTCAGACAACTTATGACTTAACACTTACAGCAGGAGGGTAAGATGGCAAACGGAATTTATGTTGCAACCAACAGCGGTATGGCTACTGGTACTTCCGCTAAAACCTTACTTGAACTTGCCACTACCTCCACAGTGCGTGCGACGGTTCTGAGTTGGTGGGTAGAGTTTGAGGGTGTGTCGGGAACAGCTACTCCTATTACTGTTAAAATCAGAAGAGGAACGGCTACAATTACAGGTACTGCTCTAACACCTACAAAGTATACTGATAAATACGATGCTGCTGCCACTACAGCTAAGCATACCGCTACAGCTGAAGGCACTGCTGGCGATACACTGGAAGTACACTATGTACATCCACAATCCGGCATCTTAATCCAGTATCCAATGGATAGAGAGATTCAGGTCCCAGTCAGCAGTTTCCTTCGACTTGAGGTTACAGCCGCTGCTTCTATTAATGCTGCTGCTGGCATCGTCTGGCAGGAGTAATCATGCTATCCGGATTTACGCATTATAGACGATTGACTAATGAGTCACTCGGATTAGAGAATGCTATCTCTCTTGAGTGGCGACCGGAAATTGATATTTTATTGACATTTCTTCATGCTAATTTAGCCTGTATTGATTTTGATGGTGTTCATATACATGAAAATCTTGATAAGGGTGAACGTTGGATAAATACTAGAACTATAGCTTTTAATAAGCACGTAGTAGTTACATATTCAGAGATGGAAGAATATGAATTTGCAAGACAGCAGGCGGCATTTACTGCTAATAGACCACCGCCCCCATTTGCTTTTTCATTCTCTGAATATGTTGATAATGTTTTAGCGCGTAAAAATGATATTTTAAATATATTTTCTAATATTGATATTAATTTCAATGAAAATAATATTTTTGATTATATTTCATCATTTACTTTTACATATATAGGTTATCAATCTATCCAATCTTGGATGTTGGAGATGATTAGTGGTGACTATAATACTTTATATCCATCATATTTAGTAGCTGGTAATGGATGGTATATGGAGCGTATGAAAGAAGTATATGATTTTTGGATTGCTGAAGATAGTGATTCTGATATCAATAAAATTTTTCATGCTTTTGAGTTATATACTCTGAATTGTATTCTTGAGGTGATCTGATGCCCTTTTTAGTAAAT